GCATTCGCGCTTGCGAGCTATCCGCCTCAGCGGCTCGCTTTACGCGATGACAGCGTACTGCCTTAGTCAAGTTACTGGCCAGTATGTGGATAACTTGAACGGGATTTTGGCGTGTCGTCCATAGGTTATCCACAGGCTGTTGACAACTCTTTTGACTTGAACACGCACCGCAAAGCAGTTGATCATTGACATAAGTCTTGCGACCGCAACGCTGACATTCATCATTCATTTAGATCCGCCCCATCCTTTGCCCTTGAAGATTGCCGGAGTAGCTGACCAGATGCGCTTCATTGGAATCATGCAGCTCTCGCAATATGGATCACGACTGAGCTGATCTGTTATTGGTCGAGATATTGTCATTCGAGAATCACACATCTCACATCGGAAATCGTAGTCCGCCATCACTGTGCATCCGCTCTGCTCATGATGCCGATGACTCCACATCCAAGACACTGGACGCACACATGGTCATCGCCCAGATTGAATTCAGTCAAGACGCCGTGATCTTGCGCCTTTTTCTCGACTCTGCACTCATATCGCAGCTTCTCCATAGGAGCTCCTTATCAGCGTTTCAATCGGCTGCAGATCGCGCATATTGATCCACCATGAATCTTGTGTGGATTTCTTAAAGCGCGGACGCTTGGCCATTGATACCGGAATCCATCCAGTGATGTGGAATTCTGGAGACTTACCAGTGACCAGCACTGCCACATCGGTATTGCGATCATTCGGATAGATGATGAGATGAAATCCGGATTCTGTGTGTTTCACCTCGATGCCATTTCCCACATCTGCGACGCGCTTGTACTTTGATGCGAATGGATTAAATTCGCGGCCGTAATACTTGGCCACGATCCATTCAGCTTCTATCGCTTGCGCTAGCTCTGTGACTTTCTCATGGAAATTAAGACCGCGATGATAGCGCGGCTCTGATCCCATAGTTTGGTCGACTGTCTCGCATAGCATCTTTATAGCTGCAAGATGTGAGAGCTGTTGCATCTCCATTGTTGATCTGTGCTTCATCGTTGGACTCCGCATTTCACGCATTCGCGCCATTGACGATCTGTCTTGTCCGTGCAATAAATCCAGATGTGCCAGCATAGCCATCTCATTTCGCACACTTGTAGCAGAAGAAGAGAATGCTCTGGCCATCGATGCGCTCCATCACGCCTTCGATCTTCGGCACTGCTCGATTGCACTTGTCGCAGTAATCCCAGTCACCAGCTTGAAAGACTTCTATCGCTCCCATGGCTAGACCTGTGGCTTCCAGTGGCCGCCGCTGGTCATGACATACCAGAGCGGATCACATTGAGAAGCTTTGCTCTTCTCTGTGCAGCTGAAATTCGCCCATGCTTTGCCAGTCTTTGAGCTAACGCCTTCACGCCACACGCGTGTGCCATGTTGGCAGCGTGGAGCTTCTGCCATGACTTCAGCTCCAATCTTGTCCGTGATGGCTTCAATCGCTGATCCGATATTCGGCACTCCGATGTCTTTAGAGATTGCCCACGGATCTACATCGATGACCGGAGTCGAGTGCTCGACTTGTTCCATATTCTGACGAGTCGGACGTGCATTGGATACACCATCCGGCAGATTGATCGCACCGAGTACGAGATTCAAAGCGCGTCCAATTGCAGAGCTGACCGTATCTTCGACGTACCATTTTTTCATCTGGACGTTGTAGGTCGAGACGTGTCCGAATGCGTAATCGATGCCGGCTGGCAGTGTGTCATCGCTCTGACGATAGACGCGAGCTTCTACCAAGATGTAGCCATCCTTAGCACTGAAGTCGATGATCGATGTCTCGATGCGGCCAGTGCTGAAAGTCTTTTGAAATCGCGTAATTCTGGCGGCGATGTCTTCGTATCCGTCCAAGAAGCTCATCGTGAGTTCTCCTTGCTTGCGATGTGACGTGATACTGCACGGCCGCGGAGATAACCTTCACGCTGGCCATCTTTGAGTCCGATTGAATATCCAATCATTGTGAAAAGACCGATGGCCAAGATTATGGCGATCCACATCTGCACGAATTCGAATGTAGTCATGTTATTGCTCCCGAATCTGAGAGCCGCATTTCAGCTCCCTGCGGTAAGCGTGACGGATGAAGCTGACATCGTCAAGAATCGCGCTCGACTTTCGGCGTGTCTTCCGGCGATTTTGGCTTGTCTTTGAGTCCGTTTGATGCCAAGACTGATCCCAGAGCTCCAGTCAAGAAGATCGTGAGCGTTGAAAGAAGCTCGATGAATGCCCTGTCATTAGGAGCTTGATCTCCAAGCGGCTGAGTCACGAAGATCAGCGCGTACAGCATTCCGAAGACTGAGAAGCAGAATGTGGCAGCTAGCACGACTCCGATGAATACGATAAGCCGAGCTTTAAGCTGCTCATTCGTGTAGCGACGAGATTGCTTCACGTGGATCATGCCCGAAGATGTCTTCCGTACATATACCGCTGGCTTTGCACTGCGGCGGATTGCATTCCGGAGTATCCCAGTTTTCGAAGAGTTGGCAGTCATATCTCGTCCATCCTTGGTAAGCGCACGACGACAACGAAAGGACTAGCCCCATTCCAATCGCTGCCGCCAGTGCTTTCCGGATCACTTTCCCTTGGTGATTCCGAACGATGCGTCTGATGGATTTAAGAATCGAAGAATTACCGGCAAGACGGCCGCAAGACCAGCCATGCCAATAGTCTTCGGATCTGTTACTCCGGCCATATAGACCGCTAGTGATGCGGCTAAGAATGAGCGAAGCCACGATGCTGCAAGTGCTTGGATTTGTTTCATTTCTTTTTGTTACCTTTCTTGGGAGTTTCATCTGGAATCTCCACACTTGGAAATTCTCCCGAATAGGCGACAAGCTTTGGACGACCGAATCCGACAATTTCTTTGCCGATGTTGCGACGTTTAATCATGACCATTCCGCCATTACGCTGATCTCCACTGCCGGACGTGTTGCCTTCGATGCAGATCACTGAATTGATTCCAGCTTTGACGACGATGCCGATGTGAGAAATCCGGTCGATTCCGTCATGTGGAAAATCCATGAAGCAAAGATCGCCGACTTGTGGCTTGTCTGCAATCCAGCGTCCAAGATCTTTCATCTTATTAGCTCCGGCAGCTGTTGAGACCATTGATGGAATCTTGACGCCAGCTTGATCAGCGCACCAATTGACGAACGATCCGCACCATGGCAAGCCATCGGCCTTCATAAATTTTCCGTACTTGGTCAGATTGTCGCCTTCTTCAATCGTGCCGACTTCTGCCAGTGCCACTTCGACGAGTCGAGCAGCTGTGCCAGTTGGATACGTCATCCGAGTAGAAGCTTCGCTTGCTCTTCTGTGATGCCTAGCTGTGCGAGAAGTGCTGCACGATCCGCGGCCTTCTGTGCTGTTGCGGCTTGACGCGCTGCCGCAGCTGTAGCGTCAGCTTCTATCTGAGCCAATTCTTCAGCATTAGCGTCGCGAGTAATTTCTTCGCCGGTTTCTGCATTGACGATTGTGACTTGTGGAATTGATGTCTTTGTCATTATTTCACTCCGTAAAGGACATAATTGCCCGATGTTAAATTGCCAGTTTCGGCAAGAATTGTAATTGAAGTAATCGCAGAAAGGCTTTTATAAAATCCAATAACGTTTCTAATGGTTGCCGATGTATTGTTCGCATAAGCCTGAATATCAGCAATTTTGTGAATGCTTGTGTTTGTGTAGTTGTAAATTCTGATATTTTCTTGGCTATAAGAACTTCCTGATGAAACTGCATCTCCGCTTGTACGCATAAAGTTTTGATCTGGCGTTGTAATTCCCGCGGCTGCATCTTGGCTATAAGTTGTTGCCATTGTGTAATTTGTGCCGCTGTCGCCGTTTAATCTAATTACTCCTGCGCGCCCTGCAGTAGCGTTCACTCTATTGGTGATGACCAAAAGTAAATCTTGATAAGAGCCTGAGATTGAACTTATTGTGACGCTTGCTCCCGAGAGTGTGCCGCTAGCTAGTTGAGTCATAGAGCCACTTGATGCTGTCGCCCATGCTGGCACTCCGCCCGATACTGTGAGCACTTGTCCGGATGATCCAATACCGATTCGAGATTTTGCAGTGCTCGATGTGTAGTAATCGATGTCACCGGCTGTCGTTCCCGGAGACAGTGACTTCAGTGATGTATCCACTGATGATCCAAGTGTGCGAATCGCAGACGCGCCATCTTTGACGAGTGCCGTATTGTCCGGCGTTGTCCATCCGTAGTTGGTCGTCGTTGCCATGTTTTCTCCTTATGTCTAGGCGACTATTGTCGCATTTTCCCACGTCAAAGTCGGTGATATTGAGTTCCATGTCTCCACGATTGGCACATTCGTCCATCTGAAAGCTTGCAAGCTGTAAGCGACCGGAGACAGATTGATTGTCAAGCTCAGTCGATTGTATGAAGTGGAGAATGTCCAGCCCTCGACGAATCCTTGGAATGTGCCGCCGATCATGTTCGCTGGTAAGTCAGTGATGTCCACCGGTAATCCCATGAAGATTGAAAGTAAGTCGTCGCGATCTGTGTCTGAAAGCTCTGGATTTGTCAGCTCATAGCTGAGAGTCTTGAAGATGTCGGATGGATAAGCTCGGAGCTCCAGATAGAAATTGGCTTGGCTGAGAGCATCTGCGGAATTATGCAAAGTCGTCGTGACGATGTAGCCCTGCTGTCCGTAGGTCGCGATAGATGTGGCGTCGATGGCAGATTGTTCAGCTGAAGATGTCGCGTTGTATTTTACCGTGACCGAGTTGCGAAGATCACCGGTGCGACGTGCAACTGAGATTCCGTTGGCTAGCGCGTGATTAGCTGAGAG